TTAAAAAAATTCTATATAGGAGATTTTTTTTTGAAAATTCAAAATTTTACTAAACGCCTCCAGCCACTGGCATAGTGTACACTTGACCCAAATCGCGGGACGCAGTTTTTAACTGCGAAAATACGGTTTTGTTGTGCACAGTCAATGTGACTGGAACCACCTGATCAGCCGCTGTGTCAACATTGTCTGTTGTGCGCGGCGCATACTGGCAAAATTGAAACACAATAGCACTTCCAAATGCTACAACATCAAACCCTTGTTCGATGAATGTTGTCAACTTCGTTTGAGCACCGACAAAGTCATCCGCTGCTGCTGCCGCATTGCTATATTGCACACACCAATCCGTCTCTTGACGTTTGTGTGTAGAAGTGTACAGCCCAACACCAATCGTGGTGCCATTCGATGCAGGAATCACTCCGCCTCCAGTATTCAGCGCAGCAAGCTTGCCCTTGCAATCAAGAATACCATCATTGTCAAATCCTTTCAAACCGCAAGATATACGATACTTGTTGCCTTTGCAAGTCCTGGGCTTATAGCCCAGCTGCATCAGCTGCTGCCATCGAGTCAATCCAACGCAGTTGGACAAATTGATCGACGCTCCCGTTTGGGGAGGAATAATGATGTACTGCCAAGCTCCCATTGGACGGATTTCATCCCAGATCTGTGCGTTATACGCTGCACTAGCCGCACCAAACCTGATCGTTTCCACTTGAGCCAACTGGGTGCTTGACATCAACCCCGGGCGAATCTGCTTGACAGCTTCAGATGACACAATAGGTGCATCTGGCAACGTAATCTCCAACACCACCGGACTTGTTTTCACATAAGCAAACTGGGTAACGTTTGCATCCCACTGGACAACATTCGTTGCATTCCATCCCGGGTGATCAATCTTGATGCCCCAGAAATTCCTCTGGTAGGGGTCTAGCTGCGACGCACCTGTTGAGGCAGTTGCCTGCTCAACACCAAGATTCCGTAGGGTATTTGCACCAGTTCCATTAGCAGTCCTTGGTGGTGTCATGGTCTTGAAATTTTGTGGATCAATCGCCACTCGATCATCCAGCCTTTGAAACGCAGTTGTTCCCCTAGTAAACAACAACTGCGTCTGATACAACGTAGCACTCACTACCTTCTCGCTCGTGGGTGGACCACCAAAAGGCCCTAATGTCTTACGGATTGCTCGACGTGATTTCACCTCCTTGTGATAATAATCCTCCATCTCGCCTCCTCCTCGTGCTTTTCTACCTGACGACATCTAACGACGGCGACGATACGCTTTCTTCCGAACGTAACGCTTCTTGTAAACGGGTTTTCTCTTGTAAACACGCTTTTTTGCGTATTTCCTTCGATAGGCCATCGTGAATGGCGTTCGCCGCTACGCGGCGACGCTTTTGCGGGGGGTACCCCCCCGCGCTGTGTCCTGTCCAGTCCACAGCTACCTCTAGGTAATACTGTCTAGAGGTAGCGCCGGACGAGTGACATGTGATCGGGCTAACGCCCAAGTCAACGTGAATCAGCGGCCCTTCGGGTCCGCGTGCCATACCATAAACCCTTTGTAGCCGCCTTACGGCGGCCATCCTAATGCTGGGTCCGAGGGGTAAAATTATAATTTTATTCACTGTCACTCAGTTCTTCGTACTCCCACTCAGAGAAGTCCGAAATCCACTTGTCGGAATCGTCTGTGGATGGCGGCGTTGAGCTGTGGGTCAACACTTGGGCCGAAACATTCGTCGATGCTGTAGTTGGACGTAATGATGATGCGTTTCGGTCTCTGCTTAGGCAGATGGGAGCCTTTGACCTCAGGGGTGAAGGGGTACCTATCACCCCAAATTTTGAGATGGTGGCCAAGATATTTTCCGCTAGTAAGTTCCCACTCTTCAATGAGCACAGTCTCTTCACCTCTGTATCCATCCCACCAATGATTGAGTGCCTTAAGGAACAAGTCAGGGTAATCTTCGCGCGCTTTTCTACTTTTGCCAGTGCCAGGGGGGCCATGGTACCAAAGATTCTCCAAGTCACCATCGAGACGTGGCTGTTCTAACAAGCGGTCCGTATGAATACTCTTCAGAGTCCGATGATACATTATCCGAATCTGAGGGTCAATTTGGTCAAATTTGCCAGCTTGTGCGTTTTCAAAGGCTTCTACCCAGCGTCTTTTGTTACCTGCTCCACCGGCCGCAGATGGGGCCTGAGGTAACTCTCCAATTTCAACGAAATCTCCGTCTTTTTTGCAGTAGTCTGATGCTTGTTGAGGGGTTCCTCTCATGATCTCCCAGTGGCAATTCTTGTGAATGTTTGTCTTGAGCCACTTTAGAGATTTTTTCTCTTTCAGACATATGTACCCTTGTAAGTGAGGGGTACCGGATTCTCCGGTCTCTCTGCCGAACACACAGTACTCGCAGTGTTCTTCAGTCGAAAGAAAAGAGCCTACGGTCTCTTCAGCCGTGGGGTTGTTCAGAGTGAACACCCAGTGCCGGGCTCGGTTCTGTATTTACTCTATTACTATAGGGTTGTTACGAGTGCCTTCGGCGAAGTACTTCGCGTATTGGTTGGGGGTTATAGCGCCACCCCACCCAATCGTTGGGGCGATACGCTTTTTGGGTTCAGTGGTTGAGGGTTTGTGATCGGGGGTCATCATACGAAACTCGAGTTCGTACAAATTTTTTCTTACCCCTAAATTTTTCTCTGGAGTTTGCATACTGAAAATTCGGTTCTGACCTGTGGGGGATTCGAACAAGTGGGTTAACGCTCTGGGTTAGTGTGAAGTTCCCACAGAGCTACGGTGGACACACCTGTGGACGGCGCGAAATGAGTATTAGAACTACTTGTCTTAGGGGTCAACTCAAAGTTTTAAGGCTGAAAACCAGTATTCTTTTTTTTCAATACTGTTTTCGGTTCTAAAAATAAAAAAAAATTTTTTTAGGGGTCAATAATTTTTTTAAAAAAATTCTATATAGGAGATTTTTTTTTGAAAATTCAAAATTTTACTAAAC